CAGGTCTTAAGAAAGCTCGTAAAGCATCACAATTCTCAAAACGTTAATCAATACGATTATATCAACGTTTCAAAGCGCTTCATGGTTCACACCATGGGGTGTTTTTTTGATGATTTTTAGCAAAATTCACACCACTTTTCACACCAAATTCACACCATTACTTTTTAAGATTACGATAGGCAATCTCTCCAACAGCCATTGGAATAACATTCGAAGTATTGACATAAGTCTTTGTTGTAAGGGTATCGCTATGCGTAAGTGCCTCTGAAATAGCTTCAAGTGAAGTTCCTGCTTGTTTAGCTAGAGTTGCGCCTGTATGGCGTAATTTGTGAGGTGTAGCGTGTGCCAGTTCCTTATGACGGTGTTTGACAGATTTCATTTTATTATTAAGATAATCAGAGTGTAGAGGGCTATTAACGTTACCCTTCATATCGATATAAGTAAAGACATATTGTTCATCAGATTGAATAATACCAAATTTTGCCAGCTCAGTTTTTTGTTGCTTTTTCCAAGATTGGAGCAATTCAGTTAGTTCAATAGGGATTTGAAAAGTTGTTTTCTTGTTCCCTTTTGTAGATTTTACATTTTTATATTTATCTAAGGCTTGAACCAATTGAATTTCCTGTTTCTTGATGTTAATGTGTTTCCATTGCAAAGCATAGCTTTCGGATTTCCTATCTCCTAAGAAGAAGGTAGTATAGAATAGCACATAATCTTTGAATGTGAGCTTCCCGTTTTCTAAGTCATCTTCAAAAGCTGTAAACCATGCTTGAAGTTCTGCTTGTGAAAGATATAAATCCTCGTCTTTTTTAGCCTCTTCTAACTTAATTTTCTTAGTGGCTTTGATACGACTTATTGTTTTAGATAAGCGGTTAGTTTCGATATATTCTAATTCTTCTGCCCAATCAAAGATAGAATTAACGTAGCTTCTAATAACTTTGAAGTTTGCATATTCTTCTGCTTTTTGAGTTAATAGATTTAAAACAACTTGTTTGTTTTGATTTAGAAACTCAATAGAATAGTTACCAAGCATTGGTAAAATATGTTTTCTAAAGGCTATTTCTGTACCAGTTATAGTAGCTTTGGAAGGTGGCTTAGTAGTAGAAGTAGTTTGTCCAGCTTTATAGGATTCCCACCATATGTTTTGATAGAAATCTGAAAAAAGAATAGAACCGCTATTCTCTAATGTGGTAGATTCTCCACTAAGAATTTTATCAATCTTGTTTTGAAGTTCTAGTTCGTATTTTTTTGCTTCACTCCTTGTTTTGAATCGTTTTTCAATCACTTTCTTATCAACACCTAGTGAGGACTTAACTTCCTCAGGAATGTAGATTCGTAAGCGATAAGTTCCATTTTTAGTTTTTGTAATTGACATAGTATTCTCCTTTTTAATTGAGCTAGAAAAATACCGTGATTTCATTATAACAAACCACGGTAGAAATGCTACTGATTTTGTAACCAGCGATTGATTTCTGCTTTATCAAAACGAATAGTTTTTCCAACTCTAATGTAAGGTAATCCTTTTTTAATCCAACTATCTAGAGTATTGTTTGAGATACCCAAGTAGTGGCAAGTCTGTTGTTTGTTTAAAAACGGGCTTTCAAGGTTACTGTTGTTCAATCTATTTTCAATTTCTTTCTTGATGAGTTCAGCGAGTAGGAGCTGAATCTGTTGAACTTGTTCATCTGGTAGAATTACTTGCATCTGTTCCTCCAATGTATGTTATAATAGAGGTATCAAGAGATACCCTATTTACTTTTCTTGATTATCTGCAACCTCGTCCTCGCTCGCCAAAGTTTCGGTCGGGGTTTTTATTTTGTCGTATTCCCAGATATCCCATTGGTTGTTAAATCCAACTTTTGAAACTAACATGGATAGAAGCTCTTCTTTGCTTTTCATTTCGTTCCCAGGTGTGAAATCATAAGACAAGTAAACATCATATCCTATCTCTGGTATTCTTCTCTTATAGTTCATAGTTCTTACAGGATGAGATTCGTAAAAAATAGGCTTCTCACTCGTACCCTTTAACGTTGCTAAATGTTCAATTCTCCTAACGTATTGAGATAAATCTTCATAAGCATTTCCTTTGGTATAGTAGAAGAAAGCTAAAGGGTGTTTAGAACTTGTGATAATAATGACCTTAGCAGCACCTATTTTATTTTGATAACGTGCAGATACTGGGCTAATATTATATGGATCCAGAACTTTTAACCAGTCCGAAGCAGTTAAGCTATCTCCTCGAACATCATCAAGTAGTAGGATTTCTTCTCCGTTTACTTCATCAAACATGTTAGTGCCTGCGGTCGTGATTGATTGCCACTTTTTGTTGTTTAGTTTTGCCATCTGAATGATATCTTTAGCTAATTCTTTTGCGAACCTTGACTTTCCAAGTCCAGAATTACCATAGATGAATAAGATAGTCTTTTTGAACTCTCCGTTTTCCAGTTCATCTTTTGTTCTGGCACCTTTAATTTCTCCAACAGTTTTAAACGCATCGTTTATTCTAGTTTTATGTATTATATATGGCGTGTGATATTTCTTATCGAGAAGTATGTCATTTTTAGTGATATTCTCGTTCAAAATATTATCGATTAGGAAATCAATGTCTTCAAAACTTTTCTGTACCTCTTTTTTAGCTTTTCCTTTAAGCCAACTTTCTTTCCTTTCATGATAGACTTCTAAGTAGTTTTTTCCTATCAAAGTGAATACCTCGTCAGGGGAATATTGATACTTATCTTTATCTTTTGCATGAATTAAGTAAGCTAATAAGTTATCGTAGCCATACCTTCCAGACTTCGCTTTTTCGAGATACTGTTCTGCTAATCCGATTCTTTCGGCTAAATCGGTTAATGTAGCACCTTTTGAAAATTTTAGTAAGGCATGGATATGAGGTTCTTTTAGTTCGGAGATTGTTGAATTAGTTACACTGTCAAAGCCGATGGATGTGTCCTTGTCGTGTTTTATTGCGTATGCCTCGGAAACAGTTGCTATTTCACTAACTCTTCTGACAATTTCCTCAAGAATTTTTTCGATATTTTCGGATTTAATGAGTTCTTCATCCCAACCGTTTTTCCAATATTTCGTCTCAAAGTATTGTGTAATTGCTACAGAAGTCAAAAGTGCTTCCTTCTTCTTTGAAGTCATTTATATTAAACCTTTCTTTTCTAACTATTCTTTAACTATTCTTTTAACTATTCTAGTGTTAGACCATTGACAAGCCCAGTCTAACACGTGCGTAGAATAATTAAAAATTAAATTGTAGTAACTCTTGGGGCGTTGCCCCAAACCCCAGCCTCTCCTGCCCGATGATAAATCATCGACCCGAGAACGCTTGCCAATTCAACAAGGGACGGGGTAGTATTTTTCTTCGCTTCACTCCTTGCCGTTGGCATCGTTACGCTTAAAAAATCTCCACCCCTCAAGCCCTTGCGAATAGGCATTTTTCTGCTGATAATGTCGTGCCGACACTAAACCGATGATGAAACTTCAAAATAAGCTTACTGTCGTACCTAACAAGTGTAGCAGAAAAAGCGCTAGCTATATCTTGAAAATAGCTCTTGCATTCGTTGATTTAACCGTTCCTCGTCTTTTACTTGGATCGTACGAAACATTTTGACAGCTTCACCCTCTAATTGAAAATATCCATACCCTCGCGGTTTTACGATAACTTCGGTTTTTTCCATATCTGGGAATAGAAGTTGCCTGTTATTCGTAGACATGAGAAAACTAGTGGATAATGAAATTATACAGTTGAAGTTATAGCGCCCTGGCAAATCAGACATTAAGAAACGTTGACTAGATAAAATGATTCGTAAACCTAAGCTTCTACCCATGCTGTTCATCATTAACATCTTAGAAAGTACTTCCTTATGTTTTTTCTTATCTGTCTGTTCTAGATAAGCGAGAAAAGCTTGCCACTCATCAAAAATTAGGTAAAGATTATGCGAATTTTGTTCTTGCTTATCAAGTCTAGCTTCAAAACGTTGGTAGACTGTTTCAAAAAGTTCTAAGCAGTTAAAACCTCTTGCGACATGATCACTAGTCATTGAAAACATTTCTTCATCTGCTTTAAAATCCAAAAAGTAAGCTTCAGCATCTGTATCATGAAATGAAATGAGTCCTAAAAGTCTTTTCAAAAAAGTGGATTTTCCCGAACCAGACGGGCCTGCAATAATCCATGCGAAAAATCGGTTAATGTCAATAGATGCAGAGGTTGGTTGACCTCTGCTATTGACCTCGAAAATATTTTTTATCATGCTAGAAGTCCTCTTCTCTTTGAGTTTTTTGCATTAGCATCATGTCATGAGTTGACACTAAACGAACTTTGATTGCAAGAAAGGGTTCGCGCTTAACACGCTTCACAACGCTATCTGTAGAATCGTTTGACATAGTTTTTACAACTTGTCTTACTTTTGTTGCAAAGTCTTCAAGAGCTTCGTCAGAGATTTCTTTGTCAATATGAACAAAGTAAATGCCTTGTTCTGCAACTTCGACACCTTGTGTGTAACTTAGTGAAGAGATTGGTAGTTCTGTTACACCGACTTCTGTTAACCAGTTATAGAAGCTATCAAATAAAGGATTAATAGCAGTTTGACTTCTTTGTTTGTATCGATGCCAAGCTACGGAGAAAATTTCTCCATCTGTGACAAGCCACATGATTAACAAAGAACCTAATATAATTGGCACTATCCATAATAGGAACTTAATAAGCAGTGCTAGCAAAACAAAGCTAATTAAAGCTATGAAAAGCTGATAGTACCACTCTAATTCCGTGATTCTTCTTAAGAAACTTTTCATATGAAACCTCTTTTCTATTTAATAGAAATATCAGCAAGCTCAGTGACTAGAGCCAAACCGATTGGCTGTTTCAATTTGTCAAGTACAAATGACAAATCATACTTGCTAAGTACGATGTTAGCATCGATTAAATTATCTAAGTTTTCACTTTGATAGTTTTTCAACTTGACTTTGAACGTTGGACAGTAGTCCTCTTGTCCAATACTGGCAAATGTCTCGTAGAGTTTCTTATCTACGCAAGTTAGAGATGCCCAAGAACGTTGATTTTCTTGACCTTCGTTCATGATGCCATCGTTTTTGTCAACTACTTTAATAGCTGAAGGTACATTAACAGAAGTTGCTAAATCATCTAAAAATGCTTTTGAGTTGTTGCGGTTACCCACAGTTAATTTGTTTTCTTTTGGCATATGAATGCCTCCTTTTTAAAAAAATGTGCTTGGTCAGACTATCGCGAATGCTGACGAGTGATAGAGATCTCTTAACTACCATTCTATAATACCATACTTGCATAAATTTAAATGTACACATTTGTCATATTTCTCGTTGAAAAATTCATAAAATAAGTTATAATTTTGTTAAGGACAATAAAAGATAATGCAAACAATTTATAATTGAAGAAAGAGGTTTGATATGCTTGATTTTGATGAGAAACTTAGATGTTACGAACCATATATTAAGGTAACAGAAAGTTTAATTGGAGACAGGATAGTTGAAAACTATATCAAAAATAACTATGCTAGTATCATTGTAGAGCAATTTGAAGAGTATAAAAAGGATGGAATTTATAAGAGGGCAGGCGATTTTATCAAAGAAAAACTACAATCTGAATTAAAAAATCCCGATGCATTTTATAATGAGATAAAACGTGGAGAAAGTAAGGATGTTACGAACATTGTTCCTAAGTTGAAAGAATTTCCTGTTGTAAAGCGACGTCTTTCAGAGGTAGGTGCGCAATTTGATAAACGGATAGTTAATGTTAGAGACTCTTTAATACTAGGAAGAGAATTTTTATTAGGAAAAAACATATCCCGTAATTCTAATATACTCCCCTTCCTTTTATGGATTTTCGTAAATAATTATGATTATTCGAAAGTAACAAAATATGAAAGTGAGATTTTGAAAGATATCGCCCAAAAAATCAGATATAATCTGAGTGATATTGATGAAATTATTGATAATGATTTCGACATTCCCTTGCAAAATTATAAAGAGTTTATAGATATAAATAATTTTAAAAAAGATGTGGATCCTTTGGATTTATATATTAAATTAAACTATCCTGAGATTATTAAAGATGAGTTTGAGGTACAGAAAAAAAATAAGATAGAGAAAGAAAGGAGAAAAAAATATACTAGGGTAGAATTTATTGAAGATCATGTAGTGGAACATTACAACTCAAAAGGTACTTTGTACTATAGCCTTTCGACGGGTAGGAGAAAGATGGATGAAGAGTTATTAGAAAAATTTAGAAAATTTTCTATACTGCATGACAGTGAGTCAACTCATTACAAAAATATAGAGAATTTTAAGTATGTCAGATTAGCGTTAGGACTAGGAGCAATTTCTTTGGAGGTTCCAATTTTAATACATGATATTACTAAAGCAGTCGAACAAACTAACTTGCAAGCATTATCCGGAAAACAATATCTAGAAGTTTTATCGGATAATTTAGAAAAAGTTGCAGAAGAGTTATATGAAGAATATCAATGGCATGAAGAACAAAATCGTATTGAACAGTACTATTCTGATAATTTAAAAATTAAGTAATATTAAAACCCAACCAAAATTTATTTTGGCTGGGTTTATTTGATATTCTTTACAATTTCATTAAATGAAGATATAATTTTTCCTTGCTTATCTTTGGGTAATTTTGTTAAGTTTTCAAAAAGTATTTCTGAAGAATCTTCTCGATCTGATTCATATGATTGTAGGTCAAAAAACTCCTCTACTGTTATGTTTAGGGCTTTGATTACCGATTCAAGTGTCTTTATCTTAAAATCGTACTTCATGTTCTCTATATTTTGAATCGCTTTGACACCTAACCCAGCGATTTCGGACAATTTTTCTTGACTTAATCCCTGCTCTTTTCTGCATTCACGTATGCGAAATGCGATATGCTTTTGTAATTTATTATATTCCATACTATCTACCATTTTACTATCTGTTTTCTTTAAAAATAAGTATAATAAACTATCCAAAAACGAGAAAAGTGTGGTAAAATAGTACTATATTTTAATAAAATGCATTGGGCATTGTACAAAGGAGTTTATAAATGTCAAAAACTACGGAAAATAGTCATGGTACTGCTAAAAAATTGTATACAGGTGCGGTTATTTCTGCAGTCGCAACTGGTCTTGTCGGCACAATCGGAACTGCTCATGCAGATACGACTGAAACACACATCCCTACAACTGCTCAAACCGAACCAGCCTTGGTAGAGAAAGAAGCGCCTAAGAAAGTAGAAGTGAAAACTCCTACTAAGGAAGAAGTTACTGAACTTGGTGCTACTGCTAAACAAACACAAGAGGCATCTGACAAGGCAAAAGAAGTCTTGGATCAAGCGAATGAAAAGTCTGACAAAGCAGAAAAGACAGTCGCAGACTTGAAACAAGCTCTAGCAGATGCTCAAAAGACTGCTGATAAAGCAACTCCTGAAGCGATTCAAAATGCTGAGAAGACAGTTGAAACTGCAAAAGCAAACGTTCCTACCAAAGAACAAGCGGTATCATCTGCACAAGTTGAAAAAGACGATGCAGACCGTAATGTTGCTATTCAAGGCAAAACGGTTGGTACTAAGCAAGCAGCAGTCACTCAAGCAGAAAACACAGTTAATGATGCTAAAGCAGAAGTGAAAGCTGCTCAGGATGCTTTGAATGGCGAAGGTTTTGCTGACGCTAAAGCTAAACAAGACGAAGCTATCAAAGAAGAAAGCGATAGCAAACAAGCTCAGGAAGTTGCACAAAAGGCTCTTGATGAAGCTAAAACACAAAACCAAGACCACGCTGCTCAACTGAAACAAGCAGAACAAACTGTTAAATCTGCTCAAGCAACCCTTGAAGCCAAATCTCAAGAAAAAGAAACTGCCAAAACAAATGCAGATCAAGCAAATACTGCTTATAACCAAGCGGTATCTATGCTCAACGCACTTCAAAAAGATACTAAAGCAACCATCACTCTTGCCCCAGACTTTATTAAGGCAGTGAAAGAGAAAATTGCGTTTAAACATGAAATCCGTACTAATGGGGATAAGTTGTCTGAGGAGTATCTTGACTCTAAGTCAGATGAACTTTACGACCGTATCGTAAATACCCAACTCCAAAACCGCACCCTCAACAAGTACACACCGTCAGCCAAAGACCAAGCAGATGAAACTCGCTACGACATCAACAATCTTCCTAAAGAAGTCACAGATGAACTTAATTATTTCGTAGCTGACCTCATCAACCAAATGCGTCGTCAACTTGGACTTCCAGACATGGTTCTTTCAAATACATCTCTTGAATTTGCACAAAAAGTAGCTAAAGAGTATGTCAAAGCAAACTTCTCTAAAGCAATGAAAGATGAATACCGTGCTAAAGGTGGCGCAGGGCACTACGCTAAAGGTATTTACAAGGTTGCTAAAGAGTACGGTTTGAATAGCACTTACACAGAAGAAACTATTAAAGAGTACGCTGAGAAAGGTTTGCAACCTTACGAAAACGCACTTACAACTTATGTTTACCATAACTTTGATGATGCAGATGGTGTGTTCCGTAAAACTCTTGGAGAAATGAAAGAGAAATTGTACGATGACCTCATTGAACTTGTTTCTCATAAGAATGACTACCTCCACACACAGGGTATCCTCCAATTCGACTACGCAAACGAAACAGTGTACTTTGGAGGTGTAGCGCAAAGTAAGACGGACGAGTTTTATACAACTCACTTCCTCACAAGCCTCCGTACCACTAATGTAGACGGCTCAAAATGGGATAAAACTCCTATTGTGAACCCACTTAGTGACACAAACAAAGAGCAAGAACTCGCTAAAGCTCGTCAAACGCTTGCTGATGCTATGACTGCTCGTAAAGACGCTCAAGACAAACTCGAAGCAACAAGCAAAGCGGTATCAGATGCCCAAACTACTCTTCAAAATGCTCAAGCTACTTTGAAAGCCTTGAACAATGGAGAAAACCCACTCGTCAACGCACAAAAGGTTTTTAACGAAGCGAAAGACCGTCATGATAAAGCAGTTGTGACACTTGCCAACGCAAATGCCCTTGTCAATAACTTGACTGCTTCAAAAGCTACAAAAGAGGAAACTCTTAAACAAGCACAAGCAACTCTTGAAGACGCTGAGAAAGCTCTTCAAACTGCACAAGACGCTCTTAAAGCAGAAGAAGACAAAATGAAAGAGCTTGAAGCAGTTGCTTCAAACAAAGCCCAAGCGGTATCTACTGCTAAGAAAGCACTTCAAGATGCGAAAGACCAAGTTAAACAAGCTGAAAAAGAACTTGCAGATCTTAAAGGTGCGAACACTCGCTTGAAAGAAGCGAAAGCAGAGCTTGAAAAAGCTGAAACTGAGCTTAAAGAGGCTTACAAAGCACAAAACGAAGCCAAAGCAGACTTCGAGGTTAAGAGCCTTGCAGCAGACCGAGCTAAGACTGCTTACGAAACTGCTAAAGCGAAGTTTGAAGAAGCCGAAACAAAACGCTTGGTAGAGCTTGCAGAAGCTAAACGTAAAGAGCTTGAACACTTGGGGTATAAACCAGTTCCAGTTATGGATCAAAAAGGGAATGTGGTTGATTACAAAGCAGAGAAAGTAACGGTAGGAACTAAAGGCGATAAAACATATCAAGCGCCTGCACAAGCTACCAATACAAAAGCAGAATCTAAAAAACAACTTCCAAATACAGGAACAAAAGAATCGAATCTCTTAGCAGTGCTTGGGGCAAGTATTGGACTACTAGCTTTAGCAGGAAAACGAAAATATAATAGATAAAAAGAAAGAGAGTGTTGGCTCTCTTTTCTCTATTACAGTTCAGTTATATATAAATTTTATATGGTGTGAACTTTTTGGTAAGATCTAGCTCAATTCGTGTATTTTTAGGGTAAAATTCACACCATTCAAATGAAATTTATTAAAATTTAATGAAATTCTATTTTCTGAAAAAGTGGGAAAACATTGATTTTAAGCATTTACTGAAGGTTATTCAAATCATAGTTTTTCCAACCAGGTCTTAAGAAAGCTCGTAA